AATTGGATAATGGACAGTTTTGTCTCTATCCAAACAACAGAATGAGGATTTATGATAACAGTATCACTCCAGAAAATCCAAAAATGCCTGATTTTAAGGTATCAACAGTTTACTATCAGGTTGAGAATGGTCATGATCGTGATGGATTGGGTTCAGAGGACAATTATTTCTGGAAAACATCAAAAGAACGCAAAAATGACCCAGAGTTAGGATAAATATATTTAAAAAGAGGTACAAATGGTCGTAAAAGTTGATAAAAGTCAAGAATTTGTCAAAAGTGGCAAAATTTTAATAAGCGAATATCCAAAAATTAATGAAAACACAAAAATTATTGAAAATTTACATAGCAGTAACCAAAAAACCTAAAAAAACACTATATCCACCTGTTCGTAAATCCTATAACATACATACATTCGGATGAAAACTGTGAAAAATGCCCATATGGGTACTCATTTACTTGTTGAAGTGTATAATGTACCTTTTGAAAAGTTAAATGATGCAAAAAAGATTGAACAAGTATGTATTGATGCTTGTAAAATTGAAGGTGTCAAGGTTCTTAACGCATATACACATCAATTTGACCCATATGGAGTGACTTGTACCTTAACTTTAGGTGAAAGTCACCTCTCATGTCACACATGGCCTGAAAAAGGGTGTGTGGCTTTTGATATTTTTACTTGTGGAGCAAAAAATCCACGATGTGTGGCATGGTGGGTGCTTGAATATTTCGATTCTGATGACTATATAATGAAAGACTTCGCAAGATAGGTATAAATAATAAAAAAAGACTATAAATGGCGGTAACTCGCATATCTAGAGGGTTTAAAGACATAAATTTGTCATTTAAACCACATCCAGTTACAAAAGACATCACTACATTGCGAAATGAAAACGCAATTAAGAGGTCTGTGCGTAATTTGGTGCAAACAATACCGACAGAAAGGTTTTTTAATTCTATTTTAGGTTCGCAAGTTCGTGATAGTCTCTTTGGATTTGTAGATTTTGGTACAGCATCCGTCATAGAAAGAGAAATTATCACCACAATTGAAAACTTTGAACCTAGAGTTGATAATTTACAAGTGAATGTTATACCTAGACCAGATCAAAATGAGTTTGAGGTAAATGTATTATTTGATATTATAGGTCAAGAGTTTCCAACCCAAGACTTCTCATTCATATTACAAGCAGTAAGATAATGCCTTTCGCCAAATTTTCCAATCTTGATTTTGATCAAATCAGGGCACAAATTAAAGATTACCTAAGAGCAAACTCAAATTTTACGGACTTTGACTTTGAAGGATCAAACTTTTCAGTTTTAATTGACACACTTGCGTATAATACTTATATTTCAGCATTTAACTCAAATTTAGTCGTTAATGAATCATTCCTAGACTCCGCAACACTTCGTGAAAATGTAGTTTCATTAGCTAGAAATATTGGATATGTACCAAGATCAAAAACAGCAGCAAGAGCATCGATTTTATTTCAAGTACAAACAAATTCATCTTCTCCAACACTTACTTTACAACCGGGCTTAGTTTGCACTGGAGCAGAAGATGATACCACTTTTGTTTTTTCAATATCAGAGAGCATCACAGCAGTTATAAACAATGGTATTGCACAATTTGGTACATCAGAGAGTCCTGTAGATGTTTTAGAAGGAACTTTTCTTACAAACCAATTTATAGTAGATGGATCATTAGAACAAAGATTTATATTAGACAATGGATCAATAGATTCCTCCTCTATAGTGGTTTATGTAAAAGGTTCTGCAGATCCCGGTCTTGGAAAACAATACAAATTAGTAGATAATATAGTAAATGTTACCTCTGCATCAGAAACATATCTAATTCAAGAAATTCAAGATGAAAGATATGAACTTTTATTTGGTGATGGCATTTTTGGTAAAAAACTTGAAAATGGAGCAGTGATTACTGTTCAGTATATTGTAACAGGTGGAATTGAAGGTAATGGCCCATCAATATTTTCATACGCAGGTAGTTTACAAGACTCTCTTGGAAATATTGTTGTGCCGACAGTTGTACCCACTATCACAACTATCTCATCTGCCTCAAATGGCGGTGAAATAGAGTCTTTAGACTCAATTAAATACTTTGCACCTAGATTATATTCTGCACAATATAGAGCGGTTACGGCTAGGGATTATGAGACAATAATTGCATCAATATATCCTAATACTGAAAGTGTTTCCGTCGTTGGTGGAGAGGAATTGACACCCCCTGAATTTGGTACTGTTTTTATTACTATCAAACCAAAAAATGGTGAATTTGTATCTGATTTTGACAAAAATAATATTCTACAAAAATTAAAAAGTTATTCATTAACAGGTATAAATCAAAAACTTGTAGATCTTCAAGTTCTTTATGTAGAAGTTGATTCTTTTGTTTACTATAATTCATCACAAGTTGCAAATGTCAACGACCTTCAATCAAAAATATCTTCATCACTTACATCTTATGCAAAATCAGCTGACCTTAATAAATTTGGAGGAAGATTTAAATATAGTAAAGTATTAAATGTAATTGACAATATTGATAATTCAATTACATCAAATATAACTCGTGTTAAAATAAGAAGAAATTTAAATGCTTTAATAAATCAATTTGCACAATATGAATTATGTTTTGGAAACAAATTCAATGTTAAACCAGAGGGATTGAATATTAAAAGCACTGGATTTAGAATTCAAGGCGAATCAGAGACAGTTTTTATAACTGATACCCCTAATAATGATAAACTTACAGGTGTAATATCAATTGTTAAAAAAGATGAGGTATCAAACACAAATATTGTTGTAGTAAAATCAGCTGGAACTGTTGATTATGTTCATGGTGAGGTAAATCTAACAACAATCAACATAGTATCAACTGATAAACCTAATAATATTGTTGAAGTTCAGGCATTCCCTGATTCAAATGATGTTATTGGATTACAAGACCTATATCTAGAATTTAACATTCCAAATAGCACTATAAATATGGTTAAAGATACAATAACTTCAGGTGAACAAATTTCTGGTGTTGGATATAAAGTTACATCATCTTATGCAAACGGAGAACTAACAAGGACATAATATGATTGGAACTGGTATTGAAAAGCGAATACAAGTACAACAAATAATTGAAAGTCAACTCCCTGAGTTTATTCTCTCAGAGAGCCCTAAAACAGTTGATTTTCTTAAACAGTACTACATCTCTCAGGAGCACAGAGGTGGTGTAATAGATATTGGTGATAATTTAGATCAATATCTAAAATTAGATAATTTAACTCCAGAGGTGGTAGTTGGTGTTACAACTCTAACATCTGGTATTACTTCAACTTCAGATACAATTACAGTATCAACTACAAAAGGGTTTCCAAACGAATACGGGCTTTTAAAAGTAGATGAAGAGATAATTACATACACAGGTATCACAACTAATACATTTACTGGTTGTGTTAGAGGTTTTAGTGGTATTACATCATATAGGGATACAAATAATCCCGGTGAATTGATATTTGAAACAAGCACTGCAGGTATTCATACTACTGGCGTAACAGTTAATAATTTAAGTGTTTTATTTTTACAAGAATTTTACAAAAAAATAAAGTCATCATTGACTCCCGGATTGGAAGATTCATCTTTCGTATCAAATTTAGATGTAAGTAATTTTATAAAAGAATCAAAATCATTATATCAATCTAAGGGAACTGCAGAGTCATTTAGAATTTTATTCAATGTCTTATTCGGTGTGACTCCTAAAGTTGTTGACTTAGAAGAATTTTTAGTAAAACCATCATCAGCAGAATACATTCGTAGACAGGTTATATTAGCTGAGGTTATTAGTGGTGATCCAAACAAGTTAATTGGTCAAACAATAACTAAATCCACTGATTCTGAAACAAAAGCATCTATATCTGAGGTTGAAATAGTAACTCGTAATCGTAAGACATATTACAAAATAGGTTTATTTGTAGGATTTAATGATAGGACTGGAATTCAAGGAACATTTACTATTCCCGGAAAAACAAAAGTCATAGGTAATGTATCTGTTGGATCTTCAGTAATTACAGTTGATTCTACAGTCGGATTTGGTACAACTGGCACAGTTATATCTGGTATCAATACAATAACTTATACTGATAGAACAGTCAATCAATTTTTAAATTGTACTGGTGTTTCCACAGCCATATCAACAACAGATGATTTAAGATCTGATGAAAATGTTTTTGGATATGAAGATGGTGATTTAACTAAAAAAGTTGAATTAAGAATTACTGGTGTGCTGTCAGATTTTGAATTATTACCTACAGAGGGGTCTAGTGTTACCTCAGAAGGAGAGAGAATATCTGTTAAGAATGTTGGTGAAGTTGTTCCAAATCCGATAAGTGATAAAACTAAGAAAGAGGTATGGTTTAATTCATGGATATACAATACTTCATGCTCTTTTGATATCAATACTATAAGTGGATCCACATTTACTCTCAAATCTAATTTTGATAAATCAAATTTAAAAGAGGGAGATACTGTTCAGATATTAAGAAAGGGAACTAATATAGTTGATGTTGATAATGCAACTATACAAACAATTACAGTCACATCAACATCTAATCAATTATTTTTAAATGGTATAGGTGGATTTACACCTACAACAGGAATTGAATATTTCTTAAGAAGAAAATTAAAATTAGCTACAAGTAGCACATCTGAATTACAATTTGGAAACGATGTAATTACTTCTAATGTGCAAAATACATATAATTTAAATGATTCTGATTTTTATGTGGCATCTTCATCCATGCCAGCATATGATATAACAGAGACTGTTGATAAAAGCACAATATCTCAAGCGAATGGTGTTAGATTACAAGGATTCAGCAATATTACTCAAAAATATTCAATTATATCATTCCCATCTGATGTTCCATTTATCACAGGTGATGCAATATTTTACAAACCAGAAACAACTCGTATAACTGAGTTAACTGAAGATGTTTATTATGTAAAAGTATTATCAGATAAAAAACAGATAAAATTATATTCATCAAGATCATTTATTGTAATTGATGATAATTTAGAGTTTACTGCATTACCAGATGGTAGTGGTAAACAAACTTTTGTATTATTAAGGCATAAAAATGAGCAAATTGGTGTACAAAAAATACTTAAGAAGTTTCCTGTTGAACCAAACATCAAATCTGGTAAATCTACTATAACAAGTCCCGGTGCAACAGGTATTTTAATTAATGGTGTTGAAATTATTAACTACAAGTCTGATGATAAAATTTTTAGTGGCCCCTTATCAAGCGTAAAATTATTGAATGGTGGATTAAACTATGATGTTATTAATTTACCAAAAGTTGTTATACCTCAAGTTGGATCTGGTGTTACTGCACTTGTTCAACCAGTAATAAGTGGATCACTTCAGGAAGTATTAGTTGATCAACAAAATTTTGACATCGAAAAAATATTATCAATTACACTGACTGGTGGTGGTGGATCTGGTGCTATATTAAGACCCATAGTTACTAAAAGAATACGGGAAATATCTTTTGATGCAAGACAAGCAACGATTGGTGGTGGTGTAGATGTAAACCATGATAGAATTATTATTAATGGTGCACATAACTTATTAAGTGGTGAACCACTGGTCTATGATAATAATGAAAATGCACCATTGGGTGTATCAACTATAGTAGCTGGTATTCATACATCAAATAATGCTGATCAAAATAGATTCCTATCTAATGGATCAATATATTATCCAGAAGTTATTGGAATTAGTTCAATAAGATTATTTGAAAGTTTTAGTGATTATAATGCAGGTGTTAATACTGTTGGATTTACAACTGTAAACACACAGGGTACTCATAAATTTAAACTATTAAATGAAAAAAATCATCTAAGATCAGTTGTTGTTGAAAATCCCGGTTCAGATTACATAAACCGAAAGTTGATTGTTAAACCATCTGCAGTATCAACAATTGAAAATACAATTACCTTTGCTAATCATGGATTTGTAAGTGGTGATATTATTGAATATAATTTTGCTGCTGGTGGATCAATAATATCAGGATTAAGCACATCAAGTCAGTACAAAGTTATCAAACTTAATAATAATTCTTTTAGAGTAGCAAGCACACTAAACAATGATTATGAAAGAAATGATTATGTTAAATTTACTTCATCGGGCACCGGATTTCAAGAGTTTGCATTCCCTCCAGTAGTTTTAACAGTAAATGCAGTCTACTCACCAGTTTCTATTGCATTAACAGAATCCTTAGTCGTAACACCGATAGTAAGAGGTTCAATCGTAGATAATTACCTTTACGAAGGAGGGACAAATTATGGTTCTGATATTCTTAACTTTGAGAAAAAACCTAGTGTAAGAGTACAGAATGGTAAAGAGGCTGAGATAAAGGTTGTTACATCAAATGGTAAAATTATTGCTACTGATGTGAGATTTGGAGGAAAGGAGTATTTCTCTCCTCCAGATTTAGAAGTGGTTGGAATAGGATCAGGAATAGGTGGAAGACTAAGACCTGTGGTTGAAAATGGTAAAATAACTGATGTGAAAATTGTAAACGCTGGTATCGGATATACAGTATCACCACAAATAATAGTAAAACCAGCTGGTGATGGAGAAATATTTGATCCAGCAGTGAGAAGTCTTACACTCAATAATTTAGAGAGATTTGAAGATGAAATATTACTCCAAGAATCTCTAACTAATTTACAATATGCTGTTGTTGGATATAACACTTCAATTTATGGCACTGAGTTAGGTGATACTGGTGGTGGGCACTCACCAATTATTGGATGGGCATATGATGGAAATCCAATTTATGGCCCTTATGGTTATAGTGACCCTAAAGATTCAAACTCATCTATAAAATTATTAAATACAAGTTATACTTTAAATACCTCAAATATCACTAATCGTCCATCATCATTTTCATCAGGATTTTTTGTTGAAGATTATAAGTTTACAGATGATGGTGATTTAGATTCAAGTAATGGAAGATTTACTAAAACACCAGATTATCCAAATGGTGTGTATGCATACTTTGTTGGTGTTACAACTGGTATTCAAGGTAACTTAATTCCTAAATATCCTTATTTTATAGGTGATACTTACAGGTCTGAACCTATAGAAGATAATTTTTTAATTAATCAATCTACATTTGACTTTAATGGTAATAATTTAATAAGAAATACACTTCCATATAAAGTTTCTGATGATTTTGCCGATAATGATTTTCTTATTGAGTCGAATGAAATAGTAGAACAACAATCTGTTGTAGAGTCTGTTACAAGAGGTCAAGTTCAAGACTTTCAAATTGTTGAGGCAGGTAGTGATTACAAAGTAAATGATACCCTTAACTTTGATAATTTAAATACCTCTGGTGGGGGAGCCAGTGCCCTTGTATCACATGTTAAAGGTAAACCTATAAGTAGTGTCAACACAACTGTAGAGACCTATACAAATGTCGTATATGTAAGGAAGAATGCTCGTCAAGTTAGTGCATTTATATCAACATCTCATACATTATCTAACAATGATACAATTGCAGTATCTGGATTGTCTACAAGTATTCCAAAACTTACTGATTCGCATAAAATTGGTGTTTCTTCTGAAAGAGTTGTATTATATAAAGAACTAGGAGCAAATGCCACTGCTGGTGTTGTAACGGACATTTATGTTTCTAAAATACCAGATGTAGTATCTGCAGGTAGTAGCATAGGTATTGGTACAGAGAGTCTATTAGTTCTTAATACATTTAATGAAAGAGGTATTTTAAGAGTTAAGAGAGGTGTCGTAGGTGCTGCTCATACATTATCTACACCAGTCTTTACAGTTCCTGATAGGTTTGATATAGATCTTATTACATCCCCATTTGAATCTAAAATTAATGATATTGTTTTCTTTAATCCAGAGGAGCAAGTTGGTGTAGGCACGACAGCCGGAGTTGCAATTGGTTTAGCAAAATCATTTACAACAGGTGAAAGATCAAAGGTAATATCTGTACCTTCAAAAAATATATTCATACCCAATCATCCATTTGTCAATAATCAAGAAGTAATTCTTAAAAAACCAACAAGTGCAAATGCAATTTCATGTGGAACTGGAACAACAACTGCGGTTGCTGCGAGTTTTAACTTACCATTAAGTGGTGACAGTCAAACAGTCTTCATCAAAAATATTTCTAAGGATTTAATTGGTATTTCAACGGTCAGAGGTGCTGAAACAATATTCTTTAAAAATAATGGTACAGACAGTTTTGAATATTCAATTGAGTCAAACTTTACTCAAGTATTAGGAAAGGCACAGAAAATTACTGCTCATGTTGCAGTAAGCACATCTCATAATCTTATTAATGGTAGTAATATAGATTTGACATTAGATTCTAATATTTCTGGTGGTATAGGTGTCTCTACTTCAATTATAGTTAAATACTCTGCTGCAGAAGACAAGATTCTAATTAATACAGTTCCATTAGCACAAACAAATATTGGTAATAATAGTATATTCTTGGCAGATCATGGATACAAGACTGGACAAAAAGTATTTTATGACGGTAAAACTACCACTGCTACTGGATTATCTACAGGAACATACTTTGTTTATAGATTAGATGACAATACTTTCCAATTAGCAGAGACAAAATATGATGTAGATAATGAACCACCAAAGGTTGTTGGTATTACAACTAACACCGGTGGATCGTCTCAAGAATTATCATTAATAAATCCACCATTATCAATTATTAGAAATAATGATTTAGTATTTTATGTTTCTGATTCGTCTCTATCAGGATATAATTTTAATTTATACTACGATTCTGATTTTAATAATGAATTTGTATCTACAGGATCTACATCATCATTTGTATTATTGAAAGAAGGAATTGTTGGCGTTGGTACAACATCAAAAATTACATTGAAATATTCAGATTCAAATCCAACAAACCTTTTCTATGCTGTTGAAAAATCTGGATTTATAAGCACTAGTGATCCTGATGTCAATAATGGATCAAAACTTACATATATTGATAGTGAATATGAAGGATCTTATTCAGTTTTTGGTGTAGGAACCACATCATTCAATTTATCTCTCAATAAAATACCTGAAAGGTTATCATATACATCTTCACAAACAGATAATTTATCATATATTACTAATTCATCTTTAGCAAGTGGTGGAGTAGGTAAAATTTTATTAACATCATCAGGACTAGGATATAAAAACATCCCCGGAATAACAAGTGTTACATCCACAAATGGTATAAATGCAAAAATTTTATGCCTATCTAATAATATTAATAAAATTAATCAAGTTAGAATATTAGACCCCGGTTTTGAATATCACTCAGATAAAACACTCAGGCCTGATGCTCGTATATCACCAACTATAACTTTAATTAATTCTGATGTTATTGGAAAAATTGAAGTGGTGTCTGGAGGTAAAAATTATATTTCTGCTCCAGATTTAGTTGTTGTTGACCCTGAAACTGGCAAATTAACTGATCAAGGTGTGATTGAATTATCATTATCATCAAGTTCTGTTTCTGAAGTCAATGTTATTAGTTCACCTAAAGGTTTAAAACCAATAGAACAAAGAATTAGAACAATTAATAATTCAAATGGTGTTTCTATATCTCAAGTAGTAGGTATGTCCACAACAAGCACTGTTGGTATTGTTACATGTACATTAGTTACTCCTGTAGCAGGATTTTCTACTTCAGTATTTGAAGTAGGTGAGCAAATATTTGTAGAGGGAATACAACTCGATTCATCAACTGGGTCAGGATATAACTCAACAGATCATGGATTTAATTTCTTTACAGTTACATCGTACACAAATACTAACCCTGCTGTAGTTAAATTTGATATGACTGGAATTACAACAGTGCCTATTGGTATCGCAAAAACAACTCAAAGTAATTATGCAACAATAACTAAATTTAGTGATTATCCATCATTTAGAACTACACAAGCAACTGCACAATTCAAAGCAGGTGAAAGGCTTGCAGTAAAAACAGGTAATAATTTTGTAATTGGTAAACTTACAGTTTTTGAAAATAATCCAAATGAGTTTATTAGAATTAGCGGTAAAGATGAGCTAGTCGTTGGTGATCAAATAAGAGGAGAAATCACTGGTACTGTAGCAACAGTAAACTCGATTGATGTTAACCGTGGTAGATTTAATGTTGATTTTTCACTCAAACAAAATCGAGGATGGGATACAGAGACAGGAAAATTAAGCGAAGATTATCAAGTTCTTGCCGATAATGATTATTATCAAAACTTATCTTACACAGTTCAAAGTCCAGTAGCCTATACAGATCTAATAGATCCTGTTAATAGATTACTTCATACAACAGGACTTAAAAATTTCTCTGATACTGGTATTTCATCAACTGCAAAATCAGGTATCTCATCAATTTCTAACTTAGTTTTATCAAGAGATTTAATTACTGAGCAAAGAGTTGATAGTATTAATAATTTTGATTTAGTAATTGACACAGATACTCTTGATAATGGACAAAAATCTAAATTTTTAAAGTTTAAAAATAAAAAACTTGCAAGTTATATTGAGTGTAGAACTAATCGTGTAATCGAAATTGACGATATTAGTTCTCAATTCTCTAATGCAGAAAGCACAAATGACAATAGAATTGACATTCCATTAACTGAAGATTATACAAGTTATATTGTTCAAACCAAAAATATATCTACGAATGAAGTAAGATTAGATGAGGTGGTTGTATTCAAGGATTCAACTGATACATTTACATTTGAAAAAAATAGTTTAGGTATAGGTACAGATAGAATTGTTGATCTCATCGGATTTACAGATTCCTCCACAGGTGATACATCACTAAGAATTACACCTAACGATCCATTTAATGATGATTTAGATATTAAAGTATATGAAAATAGATTTAATAGCACTTTGTCTGGAGTAGGAACTCAGGCTGTTGGATTTATTAATCTAATTGGTGTTAGTACAAATGTAGGTGCTGCAGTAACAACTAGTGTTCTATCTGCTCCTGTAGGATTTACATCTGCCTTTTACGCTACTATTGAAGTTAAAGATACGATTACGAGTGAGAAAAATTTAGTTGACATATATGTCACACAAGATGGTACTAATTCATATTTTACAGAGTATTATGTTGACACTGGTGATATAGCAAACTTCTCATCTAATTTTATAGGAACATTCACATCAAATCTACAATCTAATATTTTATCATTAGATTTTTCAAATACTGGTATTAACACTGTAAATGTTCGTGCAAAGGCAGTTGGATTTGGAACAACAACAGCAGGAACTGGAACTTATAGATTTAAAGATGCAACACAACTTGCTGGATCTGAAAGATCTGTAAATTTACAGTCAAACTATAAGAGAGTAAGTGCATTATCTACAATCGTTGGAGTTGATTCAAACAAATACAATGCAATCAAGAGTATTGTAAAGGTTTCCAAAGGCACCACTCATGCCATGCATCAAGTCATTGCCATGCATGATGGAACAAACACATCCACAGTTCACTATCCATTCATATCAATAGGAAGCACCGCAGGTATTGGTACATTTATAGCAAGTTTCTCTGGATCTAATTTTAATTTAAGATTTAATCCAGACAGTGGATTCAGTGATGTGGAAGTTCAAGCGTACAGTGAATTATTCTATGAAGATATTGATATATTCAATATCCCTCCAGATTTAACATATGGTCGTGTAAGTGAGTCTGTTAAAGTTAGACAATATAATGCTGTCAATGGTGATCGTGCAAATAAAAAAGAATTTGAATTGAAACATGATGGAATTCCAATATTTTCAAAACAATTTAGACCAACTGATACATCAACTTTAAATCCAGTAACTGGTGTATTTACAATCACTGATCATTTCTTTAGAACAGGTGAAAAATTAAAATATACACCTAAAAGTTCATTTATTGGTGTTGCAGCTACTGCAATGACAACTGCACATAGTTCAAATGTTCCAACAGATGTATTTGCTATTCGTTTAACAAAAGATACATTTAAATTAGCATCCAGTAAATCAAACGCTAATGCTGGAACAGGTGTTACTTTTGTATCTTTAGGATCAGGAAACATTCATCAGTTGGAAATGACTAAAAAGTTAGAAAAAACTGTTATTGATATTGATGGACTGATTCAATCCCCAATCGCGTTCACACCGGTAAATACAACTGTAACGAATAATGTTGGTGGTAATATATCATCTACATCCACTGTATTCAGTGTTGCCGGAATATCCTCTATTATCGAGGGTGATATACTAGAGGTTGGCACCGAGTTGATGAAGGTATCGTCTGTTGGTGTTGGTACAACATCTGTTGGCCCAATATCAGGCAGTGGTGCAATTAATTTAGTTGGAGTAGAGAGAGGATCACTAGGAAGTACAGCAGCGACTCACTCTGATAGTGATGCAATTCGTAAGTTCACAGGGTCATTTAATATAGTAGATAGTAAGATATTCTTTACTGATGCACCCAAAGGCACTAATAATGTTACAAGAAATCAATCTAACTTAGAGTTCCCTCGTTCAGAATTTAATGGAAGAGTATATTTAAGAAATGATTACTCCAATAACAGAATATTTGATGATATTTCTGATGGATTTACTGGTATTGGTGCAACTCATAGAATGTTAGTCGCTGGTGTGAATACAACTGGAATACAAACTGGAAGTAGTATTGTTCTCCTTAATGGCATATTCCAAAAGCCAACAACTGCAAATAATAGCGGAAATAATTATGGATTTGTTGCACCATCTGCAAGTGCTACAAATATTGTATTTACCGGTATCACATCTGCAAATGGAAGTAAGATCGTTAGCCAGTCTGATGTTAACCTAAATCAACTACCAAGAGGTGGAGTAGTTGTATCATTAGGATCAACAGGTGGACAAGGAATTGCACCTCTCGTTGGTGCAGCAGTTACTGTAGTTAAGAATGATGCAGGACAAATTACAGGGGTTGGTATAGGGACTACAGATGTTCATGGATCTGGATATCGTGGAACTGTAGCGATAGGTATCACTGATCATGCATATGAGCATCGTTTTGAGAGTGCTGGCATTGGTTCAATTAAAACACAAGCAGGTGCTGCAAATATATTCAATGGAACCGCTAGAACTGCAACAAATGCAGTTTACACATCACATACTGGTTTCTTAGAAATTACAATAGCAAATCACGGATTATCTGTTGGTAATCATGTAGGTATTGACACTGGTGGTATTGTATTCAGATGTTCAAAGGATAATTTTGCAAGTTTACATCCATATCCAAGATCTGGTGTAACTCCTAGTTCTTCAACTGGTGATCCAATTGTTGGTATTGCAACAGATATCAGATCAGTTACAACAAATACATTTACAATCTTTGTTGGACAAGGAGGTGGAGGTGGAACAGGTGCGAGTATCAATGCAACCGTCGGTGTTGGTGGAACTCTTATATTCTCAGTCGCAGGTGCTGGAGTATCATATACAAATCCAAGATTAAATATACCCCAACCATCTTATGAAGCACTTGATGTAGTTGGTGTTTCAAGATTAGGTATTGGTGCGACCACAGACACTGGCCAAGGTCTTAAAGTTACAGTAGATGTTGGTGCAAGTTCAACAACAGGTATTGGCTCTACTATGTTTACTGTCTCCCAGTTCAAGATCGCAAGACCCGGTTTTGGATTTAAAAAGGGAGATGTTATTAAACCAGTTGGACTAGTGACTGCTCGTGGTGCAGTTTTAACAGACTTTACACTATCAGTTGACGAAATATTTACTGATGAATTTGCATCATGGGATTTTGGTGAATTTGACTATACAGACTCAATTAAAGGTTTACAAGATGGAATTAGAACTCGTTTCCCCATAAGATTGAATGGTCAATTACTAAGTTTTGAAATTGATAGAAATACTGCAGATTCTTCATTGATTGAAATGCAGAATTTACTTTTAATATTTGTAAATGGTGTAATACAACATCCCGGAAGAGATTACACATTTGAAGGTGGTACAACATTTAACTTTACATCAGCTCCAGACTCAGATGATGATATTGCAGTTTTCTTCTACAAGGGAACATCTGGTGTTGACACTATTGTTGTTGATGTTACAGAAACACTTAAGAAGGGTGATGTTGTTCAGGTTACAAGTAATAATAGTATTCCTAATACTTTTGCACAAAAGAGTAGAACAGTTGTTGGTATCACAACATCAGATACATTTGAAACTGAAATTTATACAAATGTTGGTATTGATGAAGTTAACTTCAAACCTATTAAATGGACTAAACAGAAAATTGATAAGGTTATTGGTAGTGACATCATTTCAAAATCAAGAGATTCAATTGAACCATTAATTTATCCAACTGCGAGATTGATAGGTAACTTAAGCACAGGGACTGCTGAAGGCACAAGTATATTTGTTGACAATGCTGAATTCTTCGATTATGAAGAAGATACAAGTGCTGCTGATGCAACTATCACGAATATTTCAATTAATGACATAGGTGTATTGGTTGTCGATGATAAATCTCCCGTAACAGCAAAATTATCAGCCACTGTCAATGGTTCAGGACAAGTCGCAGTATCAGTTGTAGATGGTGGAAGTGGATATGTTGGATCAACAACAAGTATTTCAATCTCACCACCTGTAGGTGTGGCAGCAACTCAATTCGCTGTTGCAGGTGTATCTACATTTGCAGTCGGAACTGCCAATATCACAAACGGTTCAATAGCATCAGTTACTATGAATAATGTTGGATTTGGTTATACAAGCACAAATTTACCTATCGTTCTCGCACCAACACCAGAAGTAATAAAGGAAAATATTACTAATATCCAAACAGTTGCAGGATTCTCAGGCATTGTAACGGGTATATCCACAGAGGTGATTGGAGTTTCAACACTTGGATTGAGAATTGGTCTTAAGAAATCATCTGGTAATTTTACTGGATTGAACGCTGGATTCCCAATTTATATCTTTGATACTCATGTTGGTACAGGTTTAACATCATTAAATACAAGTGGTAGTCCCAATGATGTTGTTGGAATAGGAACAACATTTGCTGATAATGTCTATGTAATACAGGAGATTATTGGAGGGGGTGGACTAACAGCCGAGATATTAGTCAATATTCATTCAAATACAAATCACTCTGGTCTCGGAGTAACTGTCGGAATTAATAGTGGTAATAACGGTCGATTCTCATGGGGTAGATTATTTAACGCTAGTGGACAGGGTTCATTCAACCGTCCTAATCCAATTGCAATAGGAGTTACAGGTAACACTGTAGGTCTTACAAATGGAGTTGGTATTAGTACTTTCCCTACAGTTCAGCGTAGAGTTTTTGGTATTCGCGACACTGGAGCACTTCGTAAAAACTTAGGTTGATGAAAAGTAGTATAAATATAGAAAAAAAGCAATAAAATGCCAGCAGTTGTAACAGATCAGTTTAGAATATTAAATGCGAGTAACTTTGTCGATACAGTTACAGGGATAGGAGGCACTGATCCATCTAGCTCATTTTATGTGTCTGTGAGTTTGCCTAACCCTACTGTCGTTGGTTTTGGTAGAACTTCCACATGGAATACAGCAACTCCTAACCCAGTGGATAATATTAATGATAATAATCATATAGGTGATACGAGTTTATTTGGAAAAAGAGTTATCGGTAGAAATGTAAGAAGATTAATTCGTAGAGTAAATTGGACACAGGGTACAAGATATGAAATGTATCGTCATGATTATAATGTAAGTTCTCCATCACCAATCACACAGTCTTCTAGACTATATGATGCAAGATATTATGTGATGAATGAAAACTTTAATGTTTATATTTGCATAGATAACGGATCATCAGGTATCAATACCACAGGTAATGCGTCTCAAGACGAACCAACTTTTACTGATTTAGAACCATCTAAGGCTGGTGAGAGTGGTGATGGATATGTGTGGAAATATCTTTTTACAGTTGCACCAAGTGATATTATAAAATTTGATTCAACAGATTTTATTGCAGTGCCTAATGATTGGACAACTACAACTGATGCTTCGATTCAATCTGTAAGAGAGAACGGAGACTCGGATACTAATAATAACCAAATCAAAAAAGTATATATTGACAATCAAGGTGAGGGATATTCAGGTGGACTTGGCCAAGAGTTTAATATTCTCGGAGATGGCACTGGTGGTAAAGTTGTTGTGGATGTAATAAGTGGTAAAATTACAAATGCTATTGTTTCATCAGGTGGTAAAGGATATACATACGGTCTAGTTGATCTTGGATCAATAAATGCTAATGCATCAACAAAAGCAAAATTAATACCAATCATTCCCCCATCTAAAGGTCATGGTCACAATGCATATGAAGAACTTGGAACTGATAGAGTTTTAGTTTATGCTCGATTTGGTGGTGATAATAAAGATTTCCCCCTTGACACTAAATTTGCACAAGTTCAACTTGTAAAAAATCCAACATCGATAGGAACTACATCAATATATTTTGGTGATTCGTTCTCATCATTGAATGCATTCAAATTTTCAACAACATCAGGAAATCCAACTATAGGTGAAAAAATAACTCAAACTTTAGGTAGTGGTTTAAAAGCAGTTGGATATGTTGCATCTTATGATGCTGAAACAAAAGTAATGAAATATATTCAAGATAGATCATTATATTTTGGAAACTCAACTGATCAAACAGATTATGTTGGTATATCAACTCAAGGCCAAGTTCTAGCATTTGAGTCATCAACTAATCAAATTTCTGCTCCAAGTGGATTCAGTGGATCTATTGAAACTACTTTTAGTCTGGGTATCACTACAGTTGGATCTAAAAATGTAGGACTAGGAGTAACCTTTACAAATGGTCTTGCCACACCTGAGATAAATAAAGGGTCGGGTGATATAATATACATTGACAACAGAGCGACTATTACTAGAAACTCAAGACAAAAAGAAGATGTCAAAATCATTCTGGAATTCTAAAAAATGCCACAGAAAACTAATTTAAATATAAATCCATATTACGACGATTTTTCAAAGGATAGTAATTTTTATAAAGTATTATTTAATCCGGGAAAACCTGTTCAGGCTAGAGAATTAACAACTTTACAATCTATTCTACAAGATCAGATTGAATCGTTTGGTAGTCATATGTTTAAAGAGGGATCAATGGTGATTCCCGGAAACAGTCAATATGATCCAGAATATTTTTCTATCAAGTTAGATTCAAATCATTTAGGTATTCCAGTTTCTTTATATGTCGATCAATTAAAAGGTAAAATATTAGAGGGGCAAAGCACTGGTATAAAAATACTTATCGATGATTTTTCTTTACCAAATGAAGCAACAGGAATAACAGATCTTACACTTTTTGTAAAATATATTGATGCAGGGACAGATAATACTTCTAAATTTTTAGAAGATGGTGAAAATTTACTAATTCAAGAGTCTCTCGTTTATGGTAATACATTAATTAATTCAGGTGATACTGTAGCAAATTTGATTGATATTGGAGCATCCGGTGTTGGTTGTAGAGTTTCTATCGCTGATGGTGTTTTCTTTATTCGTGGTCATTTTGTAAATGTATCGGCTGACAAGTTAGTTTTAGATCCATATACAAACAATCCTTCATACAGAGTGGGACTCTTTATTAAAGAGGAATTAGTATCTGCTAATGATGATGAATCATTATATGATAATGCAAGAGGATTCTCAAACTTTGCAGCTCCCGGTGCAGATAGACTTAAAATAAGCACAACTCTTACGAAAAAAGGTCTTACTGATTTTAATGATAAGAACTTTATTGAGATTATGCGTCTTGATGACGGTGAACTTAAAAAATTACAAAATAAAACACAATATAATTTAATTAAAGATTACTTTGCAAAAAGAACATATGAGGAATCTGGTAATTATTCTGTAGGTAACTTTAAATTTGATGTTGAAGAATCATTAAATGATGGAATATCAAATGAAGGTGTATTTAATACTGGAGAATTAACAGATCAAGGTGCAACACCTACTGATGATTTATTTGCACTAAAGGTATCTCCCGGAAAGGCATATGTAAGAGGATATGATATTGAAAGACCTGTTAGTACAATATTAGATATTGAAAAACCAAGAGATAAGAAAGAGATTGCGTTGTCATCTGTTCCGTTTAAATTTGGTAACAAATTTCAATTAAACAATGTAAATGGAACACCAAAGTTAGGAATTAATATTGTAAACACAGTTGATTTGTTTAATGAAAGAAAAACAACTGCAAACGCAACAAGTGGTTCTGGAACCGTTATTGGTATGGCTAAAATATATGCTTTTGAACTCACCGATGCTGCATATTCTGATGCGTCTAGTAAATTTGATCTTTATCTTTATGATGTTCAGACATTTACAAGTCTGGTTTTAAATACAGCAGTCACATCAACAGAACTACCCGACACTGCATTTGTAGAGGGTTTGAGTAGTGGTGCCTCTGGTTTTGCTACAGGTGCTGGTGGTAACAGTGCAAATATAGTTTTAGAGGACACTTCAGGAACATTTATTGTTGGTGAACAAATTAGAATTAATGGTCTCACCACGGTTGCTCGAAGTATTAAAACAGTTACAGCACACAGACTTGAAGATATAAAATCAGTCTATCAGGATTCATCCGCATTTTCAGGGTTTGCATTTGATTTCAGTGGTGATTTAGTTTTAAACTCAACACCAATTAGAGAATTATCTCCTTCAGAAACAGTTTCAATAAGTGGATCAAGCGTATTGACATGTGCAGGTAAGACTTTTGGATCACTAAAAATTGGCGATGTTTTAATACTTACAAAACATTCTGTAGCAGACCCTGTATTTAATCGGGTATCTGCTATTTCTGCTGATTTAAAATCAGTCACATTAGCAGCAACAACTAATGTTTCAGGTGTTTCTCAAGGTGCTGCACTAACTGCTAATACAAATGTTAGTTCTATTCGTAAAGGTATTCCTGCAATACAAGATGAAGGAAATGGATTATTCGCAAAACTAGAAAATAAAAATGTTTCGGATGTATCATTAACTAACTCAGATTTATCAATCAAGACACAAATTACAGGTGTGGCTATTGGTGCAACTGGTGTATTTTCTGCAAATATCACAGATACAGATTTAGGATCTGGTGCAACCTTTGAAACTTTTGATGAAGACAGATACTCTGTTCATTCAACAAATGGAACTATTGAACCATTAACATCTGATCAGGTAACTATATCAAATAATGGTCAAACTTTACTAATACAAAATTTAACAACTGCATCTGCATCAAATGTTGTTGTGAATGCAACAGTTCGTAAGAATGATATAAAGGTAAAACAAAAAACATTTGAAAGAAGTAAAAGAATTAATGTAAGTCTTACAAATTCTGGTATATCAACAACAAATGGACTTACACAAAATACCACTGCATTTGGATTAAGAGTTGAAGATAAAGTTATATCACTCAATATTCCTGATGTTATAAATGTTGTTGGTGTTTTTGAATCTCTAACAACAATTGATCCAGTTTTAGATCGTTTAGTGTTTGTCAGTGGGCTAGCATTAAACACTACCTCAGTAATAGGTGAAAAAATTATTGGTTCAGTAAGCGGTGCAGTAGCACAAATTACATCCCGTGTTTCTGCAACGATTGTTGAGATCGCGTATTTAACTCAAAATAAATTTACAGTTGGAGAAACAGTAACATTTGAAGAGTCAAATATTGTTACAAATTTGCAAGGAATAACCGAAGGATCTTATCTTAATGTTACATCAAGTTATACTTTGGATAAGGGACACAGACAAAGTTTCATGGACTATTCTAGAATAGTCAGAAATGCTGGTGAAAGAGTTCCAAATCGTAGACTTTCTATCATAGTTAACCACTATACGGTGCCATCAAATGATACTGGTGATGTATATACAGTTGGATCATACGATGAAGAGAGATTCTCAAAGGATGTTCCTTTAATAGGTGATGTAAGAGCCACAGATACACTAGACTTTAGACCAAGAGTTAAAGAATTTGAGGTTACAACATTGTCACCATTTAGTTTTCCAAGTAGAAATTTTGCATCTGCAGGTACTAACCCAACACTAGTTGTCACACCAAATGAAGCATCGAAGATTGGTTATAGTTTCTATCTACCAAGAACTGATAAGTTAATACTTGATCCATCTGCAAATATTCAACAAGCGTATACAAAAGGTGAATTTGAGATACTTAAGGGAGTTTCATCAGAAAATCCAATAAGTCCAGAAGATATTGAGAGTGGAATGACTCTTGCAACTCTTGAAATGCCACCATATCTTTATGATGTCAATGATGTCAAAATAACTGTTGTTGATAATCGTAGATTTACAATGAGAGACATTGGAAAAATTGAAGATAGAGTTTCTAATTTAGAGACAGTGACATCTTTAAGTTTACTTGAGTTAGATACAAAAACTCTCCAAGTTCAAGATGCTGATGGATTAACAAGATTTAAATCTGGTTTCTTCGTTGATGATTTTAAAAATAATTCATTATTTGACATATTAAATCCAGACTGTAAAGCAGATGTTGATTCTGAGAGAGAAGAATTAATTACACCAACTGATTTTTACTCCTTAAAACCAGAGCTAGCTTTAGATCCATCAATTGATTCAAGCACCGCTGATTTTTCTAGCGATTTATTATTATTAGATTCTGGAATTAAAAAAACTGGTGATCTAATTACATTAGATTATGAGGAATCAACATTACTAAATCAACCATTAGCATCAAGAATAGAAAATGTAAACCCATTCGCTCAAATTCATTTTGAAGGTGGAGTTGTACTTAATCCAAGTGCTGATACATGGACAAGGAATATAATACTTGATGACGGAACTAGAACAGTATTTGGTGATAGAGAGGATACATTTGCATCACAAGTTTTAGTGAGTAGTGAACCAGATTCCCATATTCGTTCGAGAAATGTTGGATTTGTTGCGTCAAGAATAAAACCAAATACAAGATTTTATGCGTTTTTTGATAGTTCAAGTGGAATTGATATTATTCCTAAACTTATTGAAATTACAATGAACTCTGGTGTTTTCCAGATAAATGAAACTGTTGAGGGTTTTGATGGATCTGAAAGATTAATATCTCTCCGTACATGTCAACCAAATCATAAGTCTGGTAGTATATCAGCACCGTCATCAACTTTTGGATTAAATCCATATAATAATTCTGTTACTTTAGCAACGACTTATTCAGCATCATCCACGGTTCTTAATGTTGATATTGCATCTTTAACTGAAGAGGCACAAGGAAGATTCTTTGGATATATTAAAAATGGAATAAAGTTGGTTGGAAAAACCAGTGGTGCGACTGCTACAGTATCAAATATAAGATTAATATCCAGTGATGAAGGTAATTTGCATGGATCATTCTTCTTTAGAAATCCATTATCAACACCTGTTCCAGCAGTAAGATTTAAGAATGGTGAGAAAACATTTAAATTAACTTCAAGCAGCACAAATACTTTAGCGGTAATCGGATCACCCTCAAATAGTGTTGCAAGTGCTACCTATCATACAAGTGGTGTTGTAGACACTGTTAGACAAACTCAAGTAATTATAAGAAATCTTCCAGCTCCTCCACCACCTGTAATTATTAATAATACAACCACTATAATTCAAAGAGTAGAGGTTGATAGAGGAGATCCTTTAGCACAATCATTTACAGTTGATGAAACAGGTGCTTTCTTGACTTCAGTTGATATCTTCATGAAATCAAAAGATGTAAAGGAACCTTTAACAGTTCAAATCAGAACCATGGAATTAGGAACTCCAACTCTAATTCAAGTTCAAGAGTTTGCTGAAGTTGTATTAGATCCATCTCAGGTGAATATTTCTGAAGATGCATCTGTGGCTACAAATGTCAAATTCCCATCACCCATTTATCTAGAGGGTAATAATGAATATTGTGTGGTATTACTTGCTCCAACTTCAAATGCTTATGAGGCATGGATTTCAAGAATGGGAGATCCAACAATCGAAACACAATCATTACCAGATTCTGAAAGTGTAATTGTATCTCAACAGTATATTGGTGGTAGTTTATTCAAGTCTCAAAATGGTAGTATTTGGACACCAAGTCAGTTTGAAGATTTGAAGATTAAATTAAACAAAGCAAAATTCACTTCTACTGATGCTACTGCATTTTTCTATAATCCAGAACTTAATTATGAAAGTCAATTAGTTCCTGATCTACTTAACAATCCAATTAAATCATATCCTAGAAAACTTAAACTAGGTATTACAAAAACAACCACAAGTGCAACAGTTAATTCATTAGTTTCTGGTGTAAAAATTTCAGAAGGTAGTGCATCTGCGACTGCACCAATGGGAACTCTTGAAAGAGTTGGATCCGAAATTGCAACATCAAATAATGCACTATCTGTTTCAGTGGTTGGTGCTGGATACTCAAACGGTACTTATACTAATGTTAATTTATTTGCAATCACTGGTGCTGGATCGAGTGCGACTGGTATTGTAACAGTTACTTCAGGTATTGTCACTGCAGTTTCAATTACATCTAATAAAAAAGGACATGGATATTCCAAGGGTGATATTGTAGGACTTGCAACTGCAGATATGATATCTGGTGGTGGTGCACAAATAAGTATTGATGCAATTTCAGGTGTGGATACCTTATACCTTACAAATGTTCAAGGAGAAAATTATACTCTTGGTCAAGATTTAGTTATAAATGGTGCTGTCCCACAGTCAGGTGCAGTTGATATTACAAGTAACGAAGTTGTTAGTGATCTATTTACTGGTAATGTTATTGAAGTATCTCAATATAGTCATGGTATGACTGCTTCAAATAATAAAGTTGAAATATCAAATGTTTCACCAACTACTGAACCAGCACCTTTGACTGCTGAACTTGGATTAAATGATAACTTCATTGTTGTTGGATCTGGAAACACTTCTAAGTTTGCGACATTTGAAGGAATCACAACTTCAAGGGGATATATTCAAGTTAATAATGAAATCATAAGATATGACTCTGTTGGAATATCATCAATCGGTATTGCAGAGAGAGGAGTAAATGGATCTGCTATTCGTGAACATCCAATTGGAAGTTTAGCATTAAGTTATCAATTCAATGGTTTATCATTAACAGGTATTAACACTGTTCATGACATGCCAAGTTCATCAATTCTTACACAGAAAAAAGATATTGATAACTACTTTATTGAGGTTCCAAGAGGATCTGGTAGAACAGGATTACCTGACCTATCAGCAAATGATATTATGGCTTCATTTACAGATGAAAGATCTGGTGGTGGAACTCAAGTTCATGCATCTAAGAATATACAATTTAATCAAGTATTTCCAAGATTTAACACACTTCAACCCGGAAAAACAAGTCTTTCTTCACAAGTAAGAACAGTATCTGGAACAAGTGCTGGTGGTTCTGAGAGTTCATTCTTAGATCAAGGTTATGAAGACATTGAATTGAATAAGATTAATCCATTGATATCTACAAGATTAGTTGCTTCTCCTGTAAATGAAACAGCGAGATTATCAGATTTACCTAAAAATAGATCTACTACTTTGTCGATGAGATTTACAACTGATGATGAAAATTTATCACCTGTTGTTGATACTATGAATGGATCTCTTATATTTGGTAGAAGCAGGTTAAATAAACCTGTATCAGATTATGCAAATGATGAAAGGGTCAAATTAATAGTTGGTGATCCACATTCGGGAATATATATTTCCAATCGTGTGGACTTAAAAACACCAGCGACATCAATAAAAGTTTTAATTAGTTCTGATAGAAAGACTTCTGCTGACTTCAGAGCACTGTTTAAATTATTCAGACCTGATTCGGAAGGTATTGAACAATCATATGAATTGTTCCCCGGATTTGATAATTTAACAGATACAGATGGTGATGGATTTGGAGATGAAGTGATCGATGGATCAAAGAATTCTGGCCGTGCAGATTCTAAAGTTCCAGCAAACACAAGTGGAGAGTTCGTGGATTATCAGTTTACTGCTGATAATTTAACAGAATTTACTGGGTTCCAAATAAAGATCGTATTTAACGGTACGAATGAAGCAGAATCTCCTAAGTTTAAGGATCTTAGAGTGATTGCGTTGGCATGATACCCGTAGAAGGACATAAAAATCTCTATCGAGATGAAAAATCTGGTGCGATTATAAACTGTGATATCACAGGATATAATATGTACAAGAAATCTAAACATAAGAAACAATCTCAACAAAGTCGTATAAACGAAATGCAAAAGGAGATTGATGAACTAAAATCTCTTCTAAGTCAATTAGTAGAGAAACAGTCCTAATACTTGGAATATAAAAGTATAAATATAACATAGATCATCATATTATTGTGTAGATGGCAGCAGTATATGTCAGTAACCTTGTAATAAATACAGGTTCAACATTCCAACAACAATTTGAACTAGAGAATGTATCCTCTAATTCTGCCTTAGATATCGCTGGATTTACTATCTCATCACAAATGAGAAAGCATGCAGGGAGTACAGGCATTGCGGGTACATTTACAGCATCAATTGCTGATGCAAACACAGGTAAAATTCAAATTGGATTAACAAGCACTACAACTGCCAGTATAAAACCCGGACGATATGTCTATGATGTTATTGTTTCGGATAGTGCAGGTGAGGTCACACGAGTTGTGGAAGGATCCGTTTTAGTAAGACAAGGAGTGACACGCTAATGTCAAACATTAAAGTCAGAGTAGGTCAACAAAACGCTGTAAAAGTTGTTTCTTCACTTGCAGGTAATGTAAGTGGAACCCTAGCGGGTTTGTCTGATGTGAATATAACTAACCCTCAAAATGGTATGGTTCTAGTATATGATGCAAGTACGGCTAAATTTACAGCAACTCTTGAGTTAACACCGGGAGCAACACAGAATTTGGACATCAACGGAGGAAGTTTTTAAATGGCCAGCATTATACGAGTAAAAAGATCAACGGGTGCAACTGCTCCGTCGAGTCTTAATTTCGGTGAACTTGGTTTAACCATTGGAGCTGGAACACAAGCGAATAAAGGAGAAAGACTATTTGTCGGTGATAACGCAGGTAATGTGGATGTCATTGGTGGTAGATATTTCACAGACTTAATGGCACATGGGCCAGGATTGGTGGCAAGTCAATCAAACCCAACAACAGCATCAAACGGATTTGTTGCAATATTAGACCAGAATAGAAAAGTTGACCAGTGGAATGTAGATAACTTAACTCTAGATGGTAATGTATTTTCCTCTACAAATACCGATGGAGATATTACAATTGATCCAAATGGAAGTGGTGAGATTGTTATCCCTGATGATACTTTCTTGACATTTGGTACAAGTAAGGATTCCAAAATTGAGTATGATGAGAATGGCACAGATCAATTAACATTTACTGGATCTGATATTAGAATCAACATTGCAACTCAGTCAAATAGTAAAGACACAGGTTCATTATTTACAGAGGGTGGATTAGGTGTAGAGAAGAATGTAAATATAGGTGGTAACTTAAATGTAACTGGTATTTCAACTTTTGCAAGTAAAATAGTTGTTACCGGTGGAGTTGAGATTGATAATATTGGTATTTCATCAAATGTTATTGCAACAAGACAAGGTGGTGGAAATCAACTATTCATTGACCCATATCCAGATGGATTAAGTAATGAAGGTACGGTTATCATTAAAGGTGACTTACAAGTTGATGGTACAACAACTACGGTTAACTCTACAAGTGCAACTGTAAATGATGCCATCATGAATGTTGGTGATGTGACAAGTATCAGAACAGTATTAGCAACTGTTGGTTCTGGATCATCTACAATTGTAATTGATTCTGTCGTTGGTATTAATACAGGTGATGTTGTTACAGGAAGTTCAAGTATTCCAAGTAACAGTTCAATTCATTCATATATTCCTCCAGCAGGTGGAGTTGGTCTTGGCACAATCTTTATTAGTAATAACACAACTGCAGGCATTGTAACAACAACTCAATTAACAGTTACTCATGCTTTTGATACAAATACTGATCGTGGTATTTCATTCAACTATAATACTGCAACTGGTACTGCTAATACTAAAATAGGTTTCTTCGGATATAACGATAGTACAGGTGAAAATAGTCAGGCTCCAGCAAGAAGTTTTACTTATATTCCTGATGCTACAGTTTCAAATGAAGTTGTTACAGGTACAAGAGGTAATTTAGATATTAAAGGTATCTATTATCAGGCAGGTGATTTTTCAACTCATGGTGTCGTATATTTTGATAGCACTGGTTTACAGAACTCAACCACTGCTCCAAGTGCAGCAACATTTACATCAACTCAGTTATTAACTGCAGTTACAGAAATAGCAATCACATTAGGTAGTTCACAAGCAGTGACTGCTGGTGATTTAGTTACTCAAGCAGGTGGTGGTACACAACAGGGTGTTGTAAAAACATCATCATCTGGAACAACAGTCACATTGATTGGTGTAACTGGGACATTTAATACTTCTGCTGATTTGATTTTGAATGGCACTGGTACAGGTAAAACACCTACCAATGTCTCGACTACATATACTAGCAAGCCCATGTGGACAACGACCATAGATGGGGGTACCTTCTAGCTTAACAATGACAAACTCTAATAATGATGTTGATGTAAACACTTTGATTAAAATTTACAACCAAAAAATTTCTACATTGACAAACCAAAATATTCTTTTGGAAGCAAAATTGACAACTGTAATGACAGACTTTAATGATGAGAAAACTCAATTAGCAGCAAAAGCACTTGAGTGGCAAGAAAAATACGAAAATCTAGCATCTGAGGTAGAAGCAGAAT